CGGTACGACCAAAAGGCAAGTGAATTTGATACCATGAGTAAGAAATTAGCTGAGTATGAGAAAGTAGCTCCAATAGCAGAGTACATTCAAGAAAACCCAGATATACTCAAAGGAGTAGCAAAGTCACTTTCTGGTGATACCCCAGAGGTTCCCTCGCAAGAGAAATCTGTAGAATCATTAAAGAAACCTGAACGACCTAGTAAGCCAAGTAACTATGATGCTTCTGAAGCGTACATGGACCCTGAGTCTGCTAGTTTTAAGTATCGAGAAAACCTAGATGATTACCGAGAAGAATTGGTTAATTATCAAGAAGGACTTGAAGCTCAAAGACAAGCAGAATTAAATAAGCAATACGAACAACAACAAATGCAATCACAACAAGCAATGGCTAGACAACAAGAAGAAGCTATGATGCGCAATCTTACAGATAGTTATGGATATACTCCAGAACGAGCTGATGAGTTTGTAAAGTATTATAGTTCTCCTGATAGCATATCCCTTGAAAATCTTGTTGCACTTGATAGGATACGTAATGCTCCAAGTACAGCAGAAGTACAAACAAGACAGAAAGCTGAGATGATGAAAAATCGACAAAGTAGAGTGGCGGTTCCTCCTCCTGCAAGTGTAGGTAGTGGGCAACCTGAACCACAATACAATGAAGAGGATTTATTTAATCTAGGCTTAATGGCAAACAAACGAACTTAGGAGGACTTAAATGTCAGCTAAACAATTAGGTAACAGTAGTTCGGGTGTATTATACACAGATCGTCGAGATTTTTATATCCGCCCGAATATTGTTAAAGAACTATGGACTGATGTAACTCCATTTACTACTGTGATTTCAAATCGTGGTGTAGTAAGTGGGTTAGCAGACCCAACATATAAGATGTTTGAACATCGTAACCCGTGGCAAAAGCAAGAGTTTCAGATTACTCAAGGAGGTACTGATAAGATACCTGATAATAATTCTGAATCTCCATACTATCAAATAGTAGCAGATTCCGCAGTTGGACTTAACTCTACTGTAGATGCTTCTTATCTTGGATTAGTTGTTGAAATATGGGATTCTGCAAAAGCAGTAAAAAGAGGAGTAGCATTAGTAACAACTGCTGATGGCAGTGGTTTCAAATTTAGAATGCTTTCTAAATCTGATACTGTTGGTGGAATTGGCAATACAGGTGGAGCTGGTGACCAAACTATAGAAATAACTCCAGTTACTAATGATTATTGTATTGTAGTTGGTAATGCACACGCAGAAGGAAGCTCAGCTCCTGAAGCTTGGTCTGACGAGCTAGAAGTAGTTTACAATCAGTGTCAAATCTTTAAGACACCATTGCAAATTACTGGAACTCTTTTAGAAGCCTCTCTTCGTGGAGAATCTTCTGAATTAGCTAGGCTCAGAGACCAAAAATCACAAGAACACAAGATTCAAAAAGAAAGAGCATTTCTATATGGTATGCATCCTTGGAATCTTAGTGGTGGTTTTAGCAGTTTAGAATCTATTGCCGCTAGTGATGGTGGAGCAATTAGAACAACAATGGGTATTATTCCTGCAATCGAAAACAATGCTAAAACTGGAGATGACCAGAATAATTTTACTATTTCTGAAGCATCTTATAGTTATGGCGCATTTGTTGACGACATGGAAAAAGTATTTCATTACGTTCCTGAAGCTGGAAGTAAACGTGCTTTTGTTGGTGCGGGTGCATTAGGATATTTTTCTAAAATGTCTGGTGCAAGTGGACTTGCGGGTAACTCAGGTTGGACTGTTAGTTTAGGCGATATGAAGCGTGATGGCTTAGGATTCAATTACAGAATGCTAGAAACACCTCATGGTATGCTTCAGTTAATTCCAACTCCATCTCTAAGAGGACCATATAACAAATCTATGGTTGTTGTCAGTGATGAGAACTTGTCTTTGATGCAGTATCGTAGACCAAAGTTCCAAGCAAACATCAAAACTGATAATGCTTACGATGGTGTAAAAGATCAGTACTTCTCAGACGAAGGAATTGGTCTTACCTTAATTGAAAGTCACAAGCTATTCAAAATCACAGACTAAGGGAGGTTAATTATGGCTAGACCTTATCTAGGTGGTTCAAGTGCAGGTGTTAAATCTGTATCAAGCTCAGTTACTTTAGCAAAATCTGATAGTGGAAAAACAATTTTACTTGATGGTTCTGCTGCTAATGTAATTGTTCTTCCTGCTCCTGAAAAGGGCATGGAGTTTAAAATAATATTAACAGTAAGTGGCGCTTCTCCAGAAGTGCGAACTAATGCTAGTTCTAATATTATGATTGGTACAGTTTTAAGTGCAACGAATGATGCTGCTCAAGCAATTCAATCAGATGCAGATGCTGACACTATTACTTTTGTAAATGGTGGAGCTAAAGGCGATTACTGTGATTTAGTATCTGATGGTACTTCATGGTATGTTTTTGGATTTTCTGGAGTAGATAGTAAAATAACTATTACTAAGGCTTCTTAATAATAGAAAATAAAGAGTGAGGGGCTTTATGCCCCTCCTCTTATGAAAGGAAATAATTATGCCAAAAGGCAAGGGTACGTATGGGTCTAAAAGAGGTAGACCACCAAAAAAGAAAAAAATGAAATCAGTAAAAAAAAATCCAGTTCTAGAAGCTCTAAGAAAACCTATTAAAATATGACTCAAGAACAATTAATAGAACTTGTCAAACTGCATCATCCCGATATGCCTGATACATTAATTCGTGTTTATTTAAATAAAGCATTAGAAGATTTTTGTAGAAAGACTAGAATGATAAAAGGGTATAAAAGTGTTAGCTCTGTTGCTGACCAAAGATATTATGATCTTGACTCGTCTATTATTGAAGTTACAAGAGTAGATATTGATAATTATGAAATACCCCGTTTAGTTGGAAAGCCTGAGTTCGAAGATGTCAGTTAGAAGTGATGCAACAAAACACGCTTGGTGGGTTGAAAGAGATAAACTTGGTTTAGCTAGTAAATCTTCAACAGATACAGATAAAGATTATGTAACTATTGGGGTTGGTGGAACAAGTAATGTTACGATTCATGCAGTATTAAAAGATGAAAAATTTGTAGCAACTACAGGGGGAGATGGTTCAGGGGGAATAAGATTAGATGAAAAGCCAAACATTCCTGAAGAGTTTCACGAGTCATTGGCAAACTTTGCTATTGCTAAAGGTTATGAGATGAAACCTGAAACTTTAAATCAAGCAGTTTATTTTAGGAAGCTAGTTGAAGATGAAATAAGAGAAGCTAAGAAATACGCTAACAAAGGCAGAGTTGGCGATGGCTATACAATTATAGGTAGAGATTACTAATGCTTTCATTTAAAAATCAAATAACAGACATACTAGGTCATGATATTGGAGACGATAGCATGATAGACGAATCTTTAATTACATCAGGGGTTGAAATAATAAAATTAACACCTAATGAAAGATTATTAAAAATTGCTCAAGAGCAAACTATTCCAACTGGTGGTTTAAATTCTCCTGATAAAAAAATACTTCAAGTTCATAAAGGCAATTATATTGCAAGAGAAGTAGAACTCTCTAAAAAAGCAAAAGTATTAGATAATGGTTCTATATTTTATGCAACTACAACTGACCCTGTATATTATTTCGATTCGCAAAAAGTATTTATTGTTGCAGATGGTTCACTAACAACTGGAAAACTTTTAAGTGTTCCTATATATCCAACAACTGATGGAAGTACTCTTATTACAAACGCTTCAACAACTACTACATATTTTCCAAAAGAAGCTGAAAGATTAATGTCGTTAGGAGCGGCGATAAGATGTTTAAAACTTACAGTAGGTAAGCATATTAATGTAGATGAAGATATTGAACTTGGAAAAGGTTCTATGTCGCAATTGCAATTATTAGAAGCATCGTATGATAAAGAATTACAAAAATATTTAGCATAACCAATATGACCATGAGACAAGTCACGCTCGGTAAGTCATAAGCAAGGAGAAACAAGATGGCAATTAATACATATTCAGTAAATGAAGCTAATAAC